CCTACACACGCAGTTGCGATGTCTACTCTTTCAGCCCAATAATCGAATCGACTATCTACGACTTCAACAGTAACATCTTCTCCAGGAACATCAACATATATTGTTTCTCCCGGAACATCGACGTAAGATACAATTTCATCTGGGTTTACTACGCTTGCTCCGAATAAAGCCCCTACAAGTAATGCTCCTACACACCAAATTACTATTTGATTTGCGATACCTTTTTTTGTCATTTTAGTTTACCTCCTTAATTAGTTAGAATTCCTATGGTTTATTTTCATAGTCAGTTAAATTATTGTTATGAGGTGTTTCTTATTAAAGATTATGGTCTACTTGCTTAAATCTGTGTTAGCAACTCTTAAACTATAAAGACCTACGGCACCAAGTATTGGATAAATCCATGAAGGAATAGTCATACCTAGAGCTTGTAACACTCCGATACCACCTGTTATAATAGCAGTCCATACTGCTTTTGATTTGTACCAAGGTTTAAACTCTCGTACTTGAATTGTACTATCTTTCATGATTATTATTTACTAGGAATCAATGCCTTTAGTTTATTTACAACTAACATTATTAAACTTTTACCTAGAACTAATATTTGGACTACAATATTCTTACATTGTAATACTAATCCCCATACTTCTAGTAATATTTTTTTAAGATTAGTTAAAATACCAATTAAACGGTTCACAAGTTCTTTAATCTCATCTACTAATTCGCTTATTGTTTTTGTCATTCTTTTATACCTCCTTAATATTATACTGTTCCCTGACCTCCAATTGGTTTATTAGAGAGTATGACTGGTGAAAGAAATGCGTCTGGTGGAGTTATTTCACTAGGAGTATTTGCTGCGTCATGACACCGAGTTACTATATATAGATATAATTCTCCACTCCAAGTTGCTGTACTTTGAGTAGTACCATCAGCGACTACTGATGCTGTATTTGAGGTAACAGCTATTTGACTTTGCCCGTCAGAATATACGATAAATTGGGTGTCTTCTATTTTTATTACAAAATTAGCCCCTGCTGATGAAGCACTATAATTCGAGCTACGATTATCAGCATGATTGGCACATAAAAGTAACGAATTAGTAGGAACACTAAATCCTGCTAAGTTATCTATTCCAGATACATCATCACAAATGTAAAAATAAATATTACCTGTTCTGGCATTACTACTTGTATTCACTGTATCTGGCATGGTTATTCCACTAAATGAAAAATGAATATAATTATTTCCTCTATTTAAATTATCGGTATTAAATATTTTGGTATAGTTGTAACTATATCCCGCGGCACCTGTATAATTACTTGTAAAACCTCCACGATGATATTTATTTACTGATGAAGTATGAGTGCCTGGAGTACCAGAAGTAGATAAGTCGGGTCTGTATACGGTCCAATTATCTAAATCATCTATATCTGTAGCAGATACAGCCCACATATTTGATTCTTCACTATAATTATAGGATTGATACCTATCTGTGAATTTAATTGCCATTATTATTCACCTCATGTTTCAACATTTGTGGTATTTCACATTGAGGACATTTAGAAATTAAATCCTCTGAAGCTTTATGACTTCCTTTCCAATCGCATTTTCCGCATTCAAAATCTACCATTGTTCAACCCCGATAACATCTAAGGTTGTGGTTCCTGAAGCAGTAATAGCTTGAACACTACTTGTTGTACTTAATCCTAATTCAATAGACTCTCCTGCGTCCAATGGAAAATGAGAAGTTGTAGCTGCTCCGTTTAAATTAATATGACACGTAGTACCTCCTACATTTCTAAGAGTTACTAAGTATACGACTGGGCTAAGAGCAAAACTTGCGTTCACCGAACTTACTGCTAAATTACCTATTTGTGCGTTTGCCATTATGACTTGCCCATCCCTATCATATTAATATCTGTAGTTCCTGAAGCTGTAATCGCATGAACTGCTGTAACATTTGTATCAATTGACAAAGTTCCTCCAGCATATAAAGTATAATCTGAAGTAGTAGCCGCAGAATCTAAGTTAATAAAACAAGTTGTTGAACCTGTATTTTTGATTAGTATAGTATCCATTTCTTGAGCAAATGATACACTTCCTGTAACACTTGTAACTGCTAACGTAGTTTGTTCAAATGCTGTAAAGACATTCCATCCTGCTCTATTTACATCGTATCCGAAGTATACATCTCCGTCTGTCTTTGGGAATTCACTTATACCTGCCATTATTTAGTTTCCTCCTCATATCCTTTATTATCATAATTATATTTTGATTTAAGATTTTTCTTTATTAGCTTTAACTTTGTTTTTGTTGATGCTGTTGCGTTTTCTAATAAGATAGATACTACTTTCTCAAGGTATCCAATTCTTTCATTTAAGTTATCAAATCTTCCTGCCATTTTAATACCAATTATAGGCTGTCGCCCACTCCGTTATTTTATCAATATCAGTTAAATCTGTTCGGGTATTAACCAATTTCAACCACACATTCGTTCCTGTATCTGAATTTCTTTGTATTATCGCATCAGTTATTGTTTCGTAATTGGTGCCACCATCATAGGATATTGAAACGACCAATGTACTTGCTGGGTCAATGATTGCGTTCCAAATGCTAATTGTATTTGTAACTGTTAATGTTGTATCTTTGAATATTAATGTTGAAGAAGTTGCCCCTTCAGCACTTAGAGTTCCTGCCGCAGTAAATCGAGGGATTGAATTATCGGTAAAGAAATCAATATCTGTTGGTAAAAATCCTGAAATAGTTGACCCACTACCATTTAATGTTGTGGCAACCCATGAAATTGTTCCAGTATGTAATATAATATATCTTCCTTGACCTGATGAATGCCCTGGCCCACTAGCTCCATATATTTGAGCTAAACAATCTGCTGGATTACTATTTTCATCTGCGGTTAAATCTGTACCCATTTCAAAACTATTTGTATTTTGTGCTTGATTTCTTAGTGTAACCGCAGGTATATACCATGAAGATACACCATGTGTTGATGAACTATAAAGATTTGACCAACTTGAACAATCAGTATTTCCGCTAGTATCTGAAAAAGTTCCTGTATAATAACCAAATGAATGATTAGCGCCAGTATATGACGCAGTAGGTAAATTTACATATGTTCCACCTTTACCTACATCATTTGAATGTGATGATTTCATAGCTGTAATATTTGTGAAATCTAAAACTAATTGGTCAGTACCGTCTGTACCAAAAAATAAACTTTGAATAATTTTTGCTCGTTGAACTTCGTCTGAATCTCCGCCACCGTCACCATACAAAAGCCATTTTCCAGAAGATATTTGTAAAAGTTGAGTATCATTAGATGTCCAAGTAATGTTAGCGTCATCTGCTTCGATAATAACATATTCAGTTTTGTCTATATCCGGAGTATAGTATAAATCATTTGTTGAATCATATACCCAAGTATAATTCACATCAGCACTATCTGTTTGTAAAGTATCAAATAAAAGATTCTTAACTTGTGGAGTTCCCACAGATGCTAACTTAGCATTCCATCCGTCATAATCTGAATTAAAAAACGCATTCATGGTATTCTTAAATTGTAATCCGTATGCGTTCATTAAATCGTCTGCTTCAATTATATCGCCTGTATTGACTGTCATTACTCTGAGGTCTCCTTATAATTATTTATTCGGGTATCGAAAATTGATTGAATACATTCTGGACAATAATGTTTATCTCCGATAGTATGCTCGGTTTGTTCTCCGTGATTATCGCAATTTATCATTGTGAATATACTCCTGAACCTTTAATCGCTGGAACTCCGAATGATGCTGCTGAACTCGCTGAAGTTAATCTAATTTTATATTTTGTAGGTTCACTTGTTAACGCAGTAAAACTTCCCAAATCTCCGCCTAAAATCCAACCTGAATCTTCAGTAGCATTTTCTAATCTATGTTCGATTGTCGCTGTTGTTTCTGTTGAAGCTATCATTGATTTACCAGTTAATTTATTTACTGTTGATGAAAATGTTCCTGTCGGAATATCCATTTCAACAATTGATGAAGTTGAATTTGTAGCAGTAACTTGTGTAGCAGTTATACTTCCAGCCATAAATTCAGAAGATGGAGTAGTAATAAGTGTACTACTCGCAAAAACGGTTGTATTATCTCGTCCAATTCTTGCTACTCCTCCGGTTCTAGTTATTACGAAATCAACAGTATCTCCACTTTCGATAACAGCACCCCAATCTGAAGCCGTTAAAGTGAATGTTTTACTAGTACTAAGTGACGGCGCTGTATCTGATACTTCACATAACACTACTGAATTCACTGAAAAAGTGAATTTGAAAGTAGTGGTTCCTGAACTTCCATCTGGTTTATAAATTAATTCAGTAATTATACAATCATCTGTTGCGACAAAAGTTGAAGTTATACCTGTAGTGTCGGTATCATTATTTGGAGTTTCCGTTTGAGTGGTAACAGTAGTTGACCAGTTTTTACATTTATATGCTCCTGAATATCCAGCAGTAGTATTTCCTGTATTAACATAATTTTCTCTACCACTTGCGTCAATAAACGCATCAGAAAAAATATCATCTTTATTTAAACTTACGCTTACGCTTCGGTCGATTTGTTGTCTAATTTTATTTAATATTGGAAAGGTTAATAAGAATGAAAAATTAGCATTAACTTCGGTTGCGTCTGCTACCGTACCGTTCGTAAATTTATTCCAGGTCATTATTATATTGCCTCGTGAGTAATTATGAATAACAATTCATCTGTATTACTCTTACTTATTGACGTGAATACGTCCCTACTTATTAAAAGTTCTGGTGAATCTGTGTTCACCTCTCCTACTTCTGTTAAATTCCATCCATTTGCTTGTAAACTATTTATCAAACATCTTACTGTTACTTTGTTATTTACTGTATCAAATGTTGGATACCCTGTTACGAAAGCTGTTTGGTAATCATCAGAACTTGCTAATCTGAAATCATCAAAATTTATTCTGTCTGCTGCTACTGTATCTGCTGCTAAATCTACATTATATTCTATTAAAGTATAATCACAGGCAGTTATTACTGGAGTTCCTGTTGTCGAACTAGCTGTAGAGCTATCAAATTTGAAATAGTTCCATCCGTTTGCTAAACTTCCAATTGCTATATCATATTGATAGTAATCAGATGCTCCTGAACCAAATCTAATACTAATCGCAGTACCTGATGCTACTAAATCTGTAACATCTGTAATATATACCCAACCCCACAGGTCTTTACTTGTAAAGTCTAAACTTGTAGTTGTTTTACTCATACTTCCTGTTGTTCCTGATGTTCCTGTTTTAGCTAAACTTAAACTTGCTGTTCCTTCTTTTTTAGTTGTTACATTTACAGCTACTACTGAATCTGTTCCAGCTGCCCAACCAGTTGTCGCATCAAAACTATCTATTGCTTCAGTACCGTAAATTGGTATTTCAGTTACTAAAGATGTATCTCCTGTTGCTGGTGTTGTAGTTCCTACTCCGATTTTAATTTTACTCGGTGCTGTTACAGTTGGACTTACCGTGTACGACCTATGCCAAAACGTATTCTTTCCTTCACTTGTAATTACTCCGCCTATTGCCATTTAATATCCCTCCGTCGCTCCATATACTTTAGTATAAAGTGTCTGCCAAGGTAGTGGGTTATCTTCTCCTAGCTCTGATGTTCCCAATATTGCTCCTGTTGCGTGACCAAGTACAAAACTTGTAAATGGGTCACCCCAATCTACTTGATTCCATATTCCTAATACACTATTTCCCCATATCATTCCACTTGAACCATAATAAGCTTGTCCGTATATTCCTTGTGTAGCACTTCCATATATTCCTGAAATTCCTGCTATGTTTCTTCTTTGAATAGTTAACAAAGCACGTTTGAATTTAATTTGTTTATCTAAACTTATAACATGAATAAGCAAGTCAATATTCTTACTTAATTCAGCTTGAATATCTTTTACTCTTTTAGCTAAATCAACATCCCAATCTTCAACTCTTAATATCTTATCTCCTACGATTAATTTATCTCCAGCGTAAGGATAATTCATTTCAATTTTTGCGATAATTAAATGTTTATTGAGAATATTATTAACTGTGTCATTACAAAGTACCAATTCTCCTGGTTCAAATGTAATAGCATTTTGAACAACCATTTCAGTTTCTAAAAATGGTGTTGAATATTTATTTAGAATAGATGTAGCTCTTTCTATTGCGTCATCTACTGTGATTATATTTTTCTCATAAAATGTTTTTTCTGTTGGAGTTTGGTCAGGACCACCGTACGTTGCTATACTTACTGTATTAGAAGCAGTTACTGGAACTGGAATACTGGTAGTATATTGAATTGAGATATTATTTACTCCAAGAACTGGTGGAGTTACAAATGTAAATTTCTTTAAATCTTCATCTGCTGTAAAATCATAACTTCCACTTGAACCTACTACTCCTCTTACTTGTTCAGTTCCACCGATACTTACATTAGTATCAATAGGTTTAGAAGCTACATAAAATTCATCATCTGCTCCGTCTCCACTAAATAATTCAATTCGAGTATCTATCTGACTTGCTCCAAAAACAGTAACTTTATTGACCATCTCAGTCATATCTTCAATCCATTTAGGAATGTTTGTTACATTAGTTCCTACTTCTAAAGTTGTAGAACTTGTTACTGAGCCTTTTGGTTTAAACTCTACTTTTTGAGTTGTTGGGTTATACAGTATTGTGAAATTGACATATTCAGCTAATTGAGTAATTCCTGTAAATACTTCATCATTTCGCATAACAAATTTATCTAATACAGGATACCCTGCTCCTGTTGTTGGAGTTACTGAACTTGAATCTGCTAATAAAGGAGTGTAAGTATTGATTAAGTCTTTAAATATCTCAGAAATAACACCTGCTTCTGGGTCAATATCTTTATCGTAAGATTTGGTTACTTCTGCCTTTATGGTTTCATATAGTCTGTCTTTACACTTAAAAACTAAAAACCCACCTTCTGTTTCTGTTTCAATTAAAATACCATCAAATACAAAATCATCAGTAGCTGTTGTGAAACCTCGTTTTACAGTTAATCTGTCTCCATTAGCTATTGTTACTGCTGACGCAATTCCTGACTGAAATGCTATCTCAGCAGTTTCCATAGAATCACCATAGGTTTGAGTTACTTTATAATTTACAACATAAGAAGTAATATCAGTTACAGTTCCACTTGCGTCTGTATGCTCTACTTCAGTAAGCATTGTTTGACTTGTCATTATTGTCCTTCCACCATTATAATATCATAATCCACTATATTTTTGCTTTGAGTTGTATAAGTCCAACTAAAACTTTGAAGAACTACTGTAAAATTACCTGCTCCTGCTCCTTGAGCATATAAGTCTGAGTGATATGTTGTTTTGTAAAGAGTTTGAGTTCCATTAACTATTTTTTCAACCCTTTCAATAAAATCATTCATTAATTCTGCTTGAGTATCTGCGGTGAATCTTCCCGTTAAACTAATTGTTCGTATTACTCCTTCGTTATCAAATAATATTGTTTGATTTGAATCAGACATTGGAAGTGGTAAAGTTTCTACTTCAGCGTTTTTGACCATTCTTTCACTTTCAACACTACCTATTACGAATGCTACATTGCTATTTACATTCAAATTTCTTAGAGTGTAAGCCATTAAAAACTGATTTTCCTCCGTATATCTTTGTAAGTTTCCCTATTGAGTTCCTTACTTAATTTTTGAATATCTATTTCTTGAGTTATATCTATCTTTTTTCCGTTCATTTTTTTAAATTCAGCAAATATATCATCGAAAAAAACCATTATGCTGAAAATACACTCCGTCTACTTATATATCTCCGTATAATATTTATATACCAATTTATTTCTTTTCCATCCATTGATTGAAATTCTGATGAAACATTATATAATGACGCCTTAGTTACTCCTATTGACTTTGGAATCTGTGTTTCAAATACTTGACCTATCAAATAACCCGTATTTAGAAACGCATTATCTGTAACTGATAATGCTTCAGGTATTACAGTTCCATAGACCTGACTCATTAATTCTGATGAAGTTTTTGTGGCTTCGTCACTTTCTTTTTGTCTATTCATAAAAAAATTAAAAGCTTCTGCGGCGGTTAAAATGGTAAGTGCGACCGCAGCAGCTGGTCCCCCTATTAAGCCTAATCCAACTTTAGATGCTCCCTTTTTAAGAATTTGTTTACCAGCTTTTTTACCACCAAAACCTAATAACTTTTTACCACCTTGCCATAACTTCCCAATAAATGATTTGGCTAAGCTTAATATTAACAAAGCTGCTGCTCCAAACAGTCCTAAACTTGCGACTTCTGTTACTAATTTTAACTTATCTATGTCTTTAATAATTTCCTGGTTGAACTCTTCAAATTTATGTGACATTGCTCCAGTTACTGGAGAAAAATCCATGGTTTCTACACCACCTTGAAGTGAAGCGATTACACCGCCCAACATGTTAGCTGTAGCATTATCTATAGCACCACTTGCCAACAGGTCTTCTACCGACCTGCCTAAACTAAGGTCTATTTCATCTAACAAATTTTTTGAGAACTCTTTAGCGGAATTTCCAATAGCTGTCGCCAATTCAGTAAAACCCAATGCGTTTAATACCATTTGAGAAAATCCAGCTAAACTTTGAACAATTAAATCAATAAAACCTGACCCAATAATTCTTGCTGATTTTAAAAAATTAGCAGTAGCTAAACCTGGTTTTCCTTCTGCTTGAGCTATTAATCCCATTCTTTGAGCAACTAATGCTTTTTGAAGATATGGTCTAAGAACTGTTTGAAAGAAAATACCTATTGGTCTGAATAAATAAAGTAATGGAAGTAATGCGACGTATAAAATATCTTTAATTGGACGTAGAATTAAACTTAGAACTTTAAAAATCGGACCTAGTATTGCTAAAAATCCTACAATTTTAAATAGTGATTTTGGTAAGGCTCCAAGCCCACCTGCTCCTTTTCCGAAACCTCCAACTCCTATATTTCCCAAACTACCGAGAGATTTCTTTAAGGAAGATGTGTCTGGTACAAACTTTAACTTTACTTTATATTCTTCTGCCATTATAACAATTTACCTAATTCTCTTTTTGATTTACCACTCATACTCTTACTCTTATTTACTATGTCAGTCATTTTCATGAATTCTATTACTTCGGAAGCAGACATTTTATCCACTTCGCTTGGTTGTATTCCTATCGAATATACTAAGTGGAATTTTTGTAAAGCTGAAATTAAAGATACATCTCTAGTCCCATTCTTTACTGCGAACGCCAACTTCCTTAATCTTTTGGGTCAGGATTGTTGAGTTTGTCTAGTTCAGTATAAAGATTTTCACCATCTGATGCTGTCAAATTTCGTATATTTGAAATTGTGATATCAAATGCTGCTTCCTTTATGCCTTTTAGTAAAGCGAATTCCTTTAATTTTCTAACATTAATCGTCGTATTAAGTTCTCCGCCTTTTCCCGTTACCTCTGTCGATTGCTCTAATAATTCGTTCTTCTCTCCGAAAGTTAATTCTTTGAGAATTACATTTACAGGAGCGTCTTTCCAAGATACTTCTACTGTTTTAGTTTTCATTATTATAGTGCTGTTGCTGTATTATCAGTTGCTACTACGCTACTGAATGATTTACAGAACGCCGTCATATCTTCAGTTATCACTTCATTGGTTGATGTTGGTAAGCTTTCTGAATCGAAATACAAATCTGTCAATGTTACTACAATCTGTCTTTGTGCTGTACCTGCTGCGCCATTATTAAATGTTAGAACAGCTGTTGCTTGACTTGCGATTGTATCATCTTTTGGGCTTCCATCTTGTCCATAGAAATCATCTAAGTTTGTAGGTCCGTTCCATTTAACTGTGAAATTTAGATTGAAATTTCTTTCTCCAGGTTGAATTGATGATAAAAATCTACTTCCTAGTGAATATACTGGTAGTAAACCATTTGTCATTTCTAATTCAACATTATCTAAAAAACCGACACTTGTACCTACTGATAGAGTTCCTTGTTGAAAGAAGAATACATCATATGCTGATTCTACTTGTTTTGAATCTAAAGTGCTATCTTCTGTTTCAGTTTTATAACTTCCATCAATTGTAAGTTGTGCTGTTTCTCCAACACTACATGATAATTTGATGCTCTCTGCTTTACATCCTAATAATACTTGATTGCTATCAGTATCACTATCAATTCCTAATATGGTGGAGAATGAATCTGGAAGTGCTGTTGTGCTATTCCATGTATGTGTATATGGTCCTGCTCCAGCGTCTGCTGGTGTTCCAAATAACATATTAAACCACCAAGGATTTGATAAGGATGTAGTAATTGAGAAACCACCTTCATATTGTCCTGGTTGAACTGCGTTAATATCTCTGTCTCCAATACCTCTAACTTTTTGGAATGTATTACTTCTATTGATCGTAATATTTTGTCCTACTCCGAAAACTTTATTTTTACTTCCTGATTCAGTTCCGTAACTAGACTCCCATCCATAAAGTGTAAATGCTTGTGAACTGCCTGTTGGGTTTGCCATTATTTTTTACCTCCTTTTTTCTTTTGTTTTTGTTCGACTTCAAAGTTGAAGTCTGCTGTTATATGCGAATTCTTGTACGCTGTCAGCATATTGACTATACTCTGACCATTAATTTCGTCTGTATCTATTTTTATTTTCATTAGTTTACCTCTACAACATTTAAGATATTGAAATCTGCGTTTTGTTGTACGATTTCGTTATTTCTATCTGTTGAAATTATTAGAGCATCAATAGCATTAGGTGTTATATAATCAAAATTGTAAAAAGCATCTTTGTTACTTCTTATCGAATTTCTGATAGTATTTACTTTTTCTAATACTGATTTCATTCCTGCGTCAAAAACTACTGTACTTACTAATAACGCTGAATTATCTGAATCACCGCCTAAACCCATAGGTGATGAAGTTACACTAATAATATTAACTGCTACTCTTGGATAGCTTGAAAGTTTTAAGTCAGCTCTAGGATAATCTGGATAAATTCTATCAGTTGAACCATAATCATACTGAATTGATATATTGTTAGTACCAGAAGCAGGAGGACTAGTAAAGGTGATACGACCAGGATTACTTCCATCAAAATCGATAGAATAGTCCGTACCGTATGATTGAGTGACTGCGGTGATTTGAATGAGTCTAACATTTTTAACATTTGAATTTGATAGGTCGAAATCCACATCACTAGCATTACCTGAAAAGGTTTCAGTAGTTGTAGTTACGCCTCGAGTCGCCGTGCTAAGAATATCTTGATTTCTTAAAAAGTTTACTAACTCCTTCTCGTATTCAAATAAGTTTATTGCCATCCTCTTGGATATTTAAAGCCACTTAGCTAATAATAATATCTATCTGCTTTTATATAAAGAATTCTGTATATTTATTTAAAAATAGTTTTGAATATTTTATCTAATCTTTGAGATACAACAAATATTGCTGGTCTTAAAAATGGTATTGGTTTCATTTTCCAAGTTCCAAATTCAACAAACTTAGCATAAGATACTTCTTCGGTGAATCCTGCTCCTACCCACACTGTATCTCCATCTACTCCGCTTTGAATTGAAGCCTTCAGATTTCCCGTATCTACTGGAACTCGCTTAACTGCTTCAAATTCTAAAGTATGTGCTACGGTTTCTTTAAACAACTCCATTTTATTTTGTATGTCTGGAATTAATTTATTTATATCTTTAACCATTTTAACTTAGAAGATGTAGGGAACACATATCAAACATAGGTGTCGCACCATCAGGGTTTCGTGTAATGACCGTTCCTATTCTATAATCGTTTGAATCGTGAGTTACTTTATCGTTTCTGGCTACACTATCTGTTGTTTTTGCCATCATATAAGCATCGGCTTTTTCTAATACACCTTCAACATCATATTCTCTGATTGTATTTTTTCTTAAAAATATAACTGTGATTGATGTTCCAACCGCATAAGTAAGAGTTCTTTCTCCTGTGATATTGCTTATTGTTTTAGTAACTGTTTGAATAGTTACACTTTGTCCTAAATCTCCGAGTATAAAAGTTGTAAAATCAGCAGTCTTTATTCCGCTTACCATTTACGTTACCTGCCATTTAATCTCTCTACCTACAATATCTATTAATCCGATTTGGTATTTTCCTCTTTCGCCTGGTTGACTTCCCCAAATTCTCTTTTGGATTTCAATAATAGCTGCTCGCATATTTGTATAAGGTTCTCCTTTACTTATGCTCATTTCAGGTATTGTGTAAGCAGTTACATCGTCAAAGCTTCCACCAATTAATCTAACTAAACAATTGAGTGCTGTCATATTTGCTGTTAAATCTCTGACATTGTAAGGAACAGTGGCACTTCCAATATTATATCTAATTTTAACATTTTTAGTGCCATTTGGTATTGTAGAACTGATAAATGTAAGTTTTCCTATTTCACTAATTCTTACTGCTCTTGCGTTTACCCACTTACTAATTTCGTCAGCTGCGTAGACTTCTTCAAGAGCTGGTTGTGTAGTATAAGCTCCGCCTGTGATTCTAATTCTAATAAAATATAAAGTATCTGAAGAGTCAACTGTTGTTTGTTCCCAATTTCCTGGAGCTGACCATTCTAATTGTCCGTTTGCTAATAATTTTTCAACACCAGTAAAGCTTTCAGTTACTGTTAAAGTTGACCAAGTTGCTCCGTCATAGTATTCAGTTACTACTGCTATATTATTATCTACAGGAGTATTTCCTAAATAAACATTTAACTTTTCAAATCTATTGCTTAATCCAAAGTAAATAGCATCATTAGTTGTTGGAACTGCTGCGAAAGCGTTAAAGGTAGCTGTATCAGGAGAATTAGCATCACTTGTATTATCAGTAAATACTCCTCCGTTATCAGACAATACTGAGCTGAAACTACCTACGGCGTTTATTAAGAAATAAACTCTATCAAGTCTTTGAACAGGATAAAAATTTAATACAATATTATCTTTATGATATGGTTCTTGAGCAATAAGAATTGCTCCTTCGTTCCAGTTATAACCACCAGCAGCACCTGCTGTAGTGTCTGTAAATCTACTTGTTTGATAATCATTTCTGCTTCCATCTGAGTATTCAATAATATCTTTGCTTGTTCCCCAATATTTATTGGTGGTACTTTCTATAAAATTCTCAGCTTCGTCGATAAATTTGTTAACATCAGCAACGCTTACTTCAGTTGAAGTAAAACCGCCCACTCTGTACACATCATCGCTGTCACAATATGTTGGCATATTTAAGTATTGCTGTTGCTTTTATTTAATAGTGTCTGTATATTTAAATAAATTAAGCTGCGTTATACTGTTGACTATCCCTGTTCGAGAAATTACGGTAGAAACTAAAGACCAAGATAGACTTACGATGTTAATACACTCTTCCATGTAGTTCCATCATAGAATTTTAATGTATTACTATCTCCTGAGTCAATAGCTAAAGTTCCAGTTGATGGAGTACTTGGTAAAGTTTGAGCTTTAAGTGTGAAAGTATCATTTCCGGCGTCTACTTTAATTAAATCAGCTACATTATCGCTACTAATTGAAAAATCAATATCCTCGCTATTTGGATTTACTTTAATCATGCCCTCAGTTACGTTTGTTCCGCTTGAAGCTGTAGTTTGAATGCTAAATCCTTCTTTGCTGAATGAATTTGTGCTTGCGCCTAACCAAAATGAAGTTGTATTAAATGAACCTGCGTGTCCGAATCTTATTGATTCATTACCGTAAAAATCGGTATTTCCATCTTGATTTATAAATAAAAATGCTGAACCACTTGTTGTTCGTAATTCTAATTGAGAATCTCCTGCTGCGTCGGTTGAATTAACTAACATTCCAGCTGTACCCGTAGTTGTATTTGTTAAGCTAATTGTTCCAGTTCGAGTTAAATCTCCAGTTCCAGTTATGTTTCCAGCTACAGTTATGTTTCCAGTTATTGCTGAATCTCCTGTTCTTGTAATATCTCCTGTTCCCGTTATGTTTCCAGTTAGTGCTAAGTTTCCTGTTCTGGTAATATCACCTGTTCCAGTTATGTCTCCCGTAATGGCTGAGTCTCCCGTTCGAGTAATATCTCCTGTACCTGTTAAATCACCTGTAATTGCTAAGTTTCCGCCAAGAGTACTGTTTCCGGTTATTGCGGCTCCACCCGCAGATATTGTTAATCCATTAGAAATTGTTGCTGCGTTTAAAATAGAAATATCCCAAGCATCTATACTGGCTTTTCCGTCAAGTCTTACACCTTGAATTTCCCAATTTGTCATTTTACGGAGTTACTTCCTCTACTACGACTCTCAGCCCCCAATCTACTTGAGCTACTGCGTTAGTCCATATAATATCTAAAGACTCTCCTATTGTTGAATCGATTATAATTTCACCATCTGGATGCCAAGAAAGGTCTGTTACTCCTAATGTTCCTGGATTTACACTCCAATAAGTTACATTTGCTAATGGTGCGGCTAGTGAACCTAATGATACTATGAAATCGTTAGCTGTTGGTATTCCTCCGAATTTACAAGTAATTCCTAATAATCTAAACTTTGTTAATATTGGTCCTGAAATTGCTGAATTCCAAGCTATACTATTTTGAGGTAGTCCTGCTGATTGTTCAGTATAAGGTGTTATTCTTCCTCTGGCACTAACTGTCCATGCTCCTGACTGAGTAGCTGCTACAGTTCCGTCTACAGTTAAACTTCCTCCGTTATCATCTACTGATAATACTCCAGTTGAATTATTAGCTAGTGTTACTCGTTGAGCTGCGGCTTCTGTTCCACCACCTACTACAGATAAAGTTGAATTGTCGACGGTTATTGAGTTACCACCGTCATCTATACTCACATCATTAGTTATGGTAGTTACTGTAGCTACGGTAGCTATATCCCCTATTGAATTAGTACCTGTTGGTAGTGATGCTACTACATCTACTTGAACATTACCGCTTGAGTCTGTTTTTATTTTCTGATTAGAACTTCCATCATATCCGTAAACAAGAACGCTATCATCTGCTGCGTCTAAGTCTACTTCTACATTAATTCCTTTGATGACATTTACATCTAATCCAGTATCTGCTCCGACTGTGGTTTTAGTTACTGTTGCTAAAGCATCTGTATTAGTTTCAATGTCTGTTACTTTGGTTGCTATTGTGGTTGTATCTGTATCTATACTGGAAAGTGTAGCCTCAGTAGCTGCGCCTGTTGGTAGTGAGATAGTTCCTGATATATCCGTTACATTCCAAGTCCCGCTTTGAGTAACTGCCCCAATAACATTTGAGCCTGTAGGAATAGCTTCTCCTAAGAATACTCCAAGCTCACGGTCTGCGTTTATCTTGAAAGCTCCGAAGTCTCCTGAATCAATTGTATCGGTAGTAAAGAATCCACCAACCATTAATCCTTTGTCTGAACCTACGGCGAAAGCACTATCATCTACATAATCTCCTTCGATATTTGCGATTATAGTACCACTTGCTACATTTACATCCAACGCTGTTCCTGTACTGGTTACACCAGCTAATGCGTCTGTATTAGTCTCAATATCTGTAAGCTTTGTATTTGTAGTAGTAAGTTTTGTATCGATGCTTCCTGTGTCTGTTTCTACTGCTGCCAAAGTTACTTCAGTTGCTGCTCCTGTAGGTAAAGGTAAAGCAGTAGCGTCTATAGTAATAGAGTTACCACCATCTTGAATATTAACCGCACTTGCTCCAGAAGCATTATCTACAGTAACATTATGACCGTCTGCTAATTGTTTAGCAGCAGTTGCTGCTCCAGTTGGAAGACTAATTGTTCCACTTATATCACTAATGTCCCACGTTCCACTCTGTGTGACTGCTCCTATTACATTAGAACCAGTTGGTAAAGCTTCACCTACAAATACTCCTAACTCTCTATCGGCATTTAATTTGAATACCCCGAAGTCGCCACTGTTTATTGTATCAGTAGTAAATACACCACCTACAGCTAATCCTTTATCGCTTGTTACTGTAAAGGCAGAATCATCCACGTAATCGCCTTCTATGTCTGCTGTAATTGTAACTGCTGAAGCTGCTATATTAACATCTAAAGCGTTGGCTGTTGAAGAAATTGAAGTGCCAGAACCGTCTTGTAGCTTTATGCTCTTATCCCAAAGGGTATGTCCACCAGAGCCAGGAATCGCTATTCCCATTATTGCTTGTGTGTCAGTTCCAGCACCTGTATCAAGGTCATCGGTATCTATCTCGGTTACTCCGACTGTTCCATCGACTGTGATGCTACCGCCATTATCTGAAATAGGCATTTCGCCCCCAGCGGTAATTGAAAGGTCATTTGTTCCATCTGTTATTTTCGCCTTTCCGATTATATTTGTACCTGCGTTTAATCCTACGTTCCAAGTACCTGATTGCGTAACTGCTAATGTTGCGTTAGTTACGTTGGTATCTACTGTATTTTCTACAGTTGTTGCTAATTCTCGACTTGCGTTGAGTTTGAATACACCGAAATCCCCAGAGTCTATTGTGTCAGAAGTAAATATACCTCCTACTGCCAGACCTATATCTGTTCCTACGGTAAATGCTGAATCGTCTACATAATCTCCTTCTATATTTGCGGTAACAGTTCCACCAACTAAGTTTACATCTAATCCTTGGTCTGCGCCTACCGTAGTAGAAGTAATAGCTGTTCCTGAACCATCATAAAGATTAGTTTTGATATTATTTGTTATTGAAGTTAATGTAGTTAATGTAGCTATGTTTCCAATACTGTTTGTTCCTGTTGGAATACTTGAAGCTAAATCTACTTGAAGTTGACCTGAAGCATCTGTTGATAGTTTTTTATTGTTAGCTCCATCCCATCCGTATACTAAAATATCGTCTGTACTTTCGGATAAAGCTGGTTGAGTTAAAACATCTACTTGTAGATTTCCTGAGACATCTGTTTTGATTTTTTGGTTAGAACTACCGTCCCATCCATATACTAAAATTGAATCATTAGATTCGTCTATTGTTACTGCTAATGTTCCTGAAGCAATATTAATATCTAAAGCACCCCCTGTGCTTCCGATGGAAGTTCCTGCTCCATCACTTAAATTAACATCTACTGGATTTGTAATGCTTGTAAGTGTAGTGAGTGTCCCTATATTCCACGTACCACTTTGAGTAGCACTTACTGTTCCATCTACGGTTAAGCTACCTCCTGCGTCATCAACACTTAAAGTAGTTCCACCATCATCAACGGTAATAGAATTACCACCGTCATCAATACTTACATCATTAGTAATTGTGGTTAATGTGGTTACTGTTCCTATATTCCATGTGCCTGATTGTGTAACGGCTACTGCGTTTGTTATTGAATCTACTTTTAATTGACCATTACTTGCGACTGATAAAAATTGTAGGTCTGTACCATCTGTTCCTAAGACTACATTTCCTACTTGTGCGGCTACTGTTGTTCCGTCTGTGTATTGAGAACCGCTTCCAATTGAACCTGCGTTTTCTACAACAACCGAAAGTTCTCTATCCGCATTTATTTTAAATACTCCAAAATCACCAGAATCGATTGAATCTGTTGTAAAGATTCCACCCATAGCATTTCCTTTATCGGACGCTACAGTGAACGAGCTATCATCAGTATACTCTGTGGCTGAAGAACCTCCTCCGCCTCCACCAACTGTCCTTACGACATCTACCATTACGGCAGGTTCAGAGCCTACTTGCTTAAACTTCTCAAATTCTCTATCGTCCCGATTTCCAGGTAATGCCATTTGATTATTAATTTGAACTTACAACCAGCTTGGTTCGGTTGGAATATTGTCGTAAGCATCATTAGCATCTGGATATGCTGTAGGTAAATCTCGCCATGCTTGTCTGTAAGCTTTTAATTCGGTTTGTTTTTCAGTTGTTAAATTATCGAATCGGTCAGATAGCATCCATAAATCTGTTTTTTGAAGTAAGCCTATTCTAATTGACTTTATATCTCCCCAACTTGCGTCAAAGGTTTCAGTCTTTATTTTAACATCGTCTCTAAAAATGAATCTTTTAATTACCATTATGAATATACCACTACTATTCGAGGAACGGTTGGTGTCCCTCCACCAACACTCCAACCCGTTTCGGCATAAGGTCCTGCGTCAAATACACCGCCTACTGCGGGAGTTCTCCAAAGAATACAATAGGTATTATTAAATTGAGAAGTACCAACTGTGTTTCCATAAGTTCCTTGAATTGCTTGTTTACCCATTATTTGTAAAGAATCAGGTGTAGTCATTAACGCTACATCTGTTGAATAAACCATTGCTGTCCAATACCATGTTCCTGCGGTGAGTGTTACACCGGCAGGTGACCAAGAATATACTCCTGTTGTTGTTCCGATTGCTCCGAAATTATTTGAATCTAATAAAGTACTAGGTAATCCTGTGTCACTATTCGCACTATAAAGTGCTACTTTCCAATCTGTGGTTCCGTTACCTCCACCAACTCTCCAGTTCACTGAATCTACGGTTCCACCTCCGAAACTATAAAATGGATAAAAATTTACATCATTTGTATTATAATTTGCTTTATAGTCATAATTCGTATGTAGTCCATTATTAGGATACATCGGCCATGCGAATTGAGAATAACCTGAACCCGATGCTTTGTAATCAATATAAAATGTTTCTGGTCCGCTATTTGCTGGCATTCCTGCTGCCCCGCCGCCACCACCTGCGTCGGTCCATGTAGTTCCATCATACCATTTTAGTTTGTTGGAATCTGCTGAATCTATTGCTAGTTCTCCAGTAGATGGACTGCCTGAAAGTGCTGCTGCGTCTTTAACTAATTTATTTTTAACTGTAATATTATCGGCGTCTATTTGTTCTTTTCCAGAAATTCTTAGTGTCATTATAATACCTCATAAGTTACAGTTACTCCGTATGTTCGAGTCTCTGTGTTTGTGAATGTTATATCTAAATCTTCAGTGGTTCCTAAAATTATTAATTCACCATCTGGAATATATGCTATATCTGTTGCTGTTGAGGCTGAAGGGTCTACACTTAAAATTTCAGTTGTATAAGCTGCTGTTGAATTTGATTTCTTGATTACAAAGTTTTCAGAAGTTGTTGGTGCTGCTGAAAAATGACATGTAACGCTTAATATCTTCCATTGGGCAGATGCTCCAGGTGCTAAATTAATAGATATTGCTCCGCTTCCTGTAGTTTCATTCAAAGAAATTGATCGAGGTGTTGAAGTTGCTGAAATATTTGTTCCGTTTGGATTTACCACCGCTACAGCAGGTAAATTTGCTACTGTTGTGCTTTCAACAAATTTTTGAAACTCTTTATCGGTTCTATTATCTGGTATTGCCATATTATTTTAATAAATATATACTAACCTTATATTTAAAGTTAGTTCTATATTTATTTAATCCTTCTCCTCTACTTCTTCTGCTTCTTTTTTATCTTCATCCAATTTAGTCTTTTTCTTTTTAGCTACTTTTTTAGCAGGTTTGCTTACAACCAATTCAAAGTATTCGTTAGCATATTTTGTTCCAGCAGGTATTTTCTTTATTTCCCCACCGTCAAAGTCTAACCACTTTCCTTTGCTAAGCTGAATTGCTCTATAGTAGCTCATCTTGTTTTTTACTTGTATATCTTTCATTTTTAGTCTTTCCTCAGAATCCGTGAATAAGAATATTCACGTAGTCATCATTTGTTCCTGTAATAGTTAACGTACTACCAGTCCAAGTAAATGTTGTTGCGTTAGTACCTTCTGCTACTGCTGATACAAATTGAAGGGTATTGAACCTTTCTGAAATGTATGTGCTTGTTGCGCCTGTTAATTGTACTCTAACTACTTCACTACCTGGGTCTTCACTACTTGCGTGAACTATGTTGTCTACACTTGCCATTTTTTTTCTTTAGTCTCCTTAATATTTTAATTTTATCTCTTAAAAAAAGAGAAAGGAGAACCAAAGTCCCCCCTTTACATTTATGTGCTTGTCTAAGCTTGTCCTAGTACCAATAAAGCATATTGGTGATTTGTTGTTCCGCCACCTGCGTCTAGTGTAACTGTTGTTCCACTAATCGTAGCTACGACTGAATCACCAGTGGTTACATCATTTGCCCATACAACATCTACTGTGTTGATTGGAGCTGATAACCCTGTTGCTGCTGTATCTGAAAGGTCTATTGTATCTGCTGAATCCGCTGTTGCTGGAGTCAAGACACAAACTAGTAGTCTATCGTTGCCTGGTACAGTATTATGTCCTGTACTTCCTGTAATTGCTGCCATTTTTTATCCATTTCCTCCTTATGCTATCGCGTATATCATAGCACAGAATTGTTCTGCTTGTAATACCAAACTTCCATACCATTTAAGCATGAATTTGTTGCTATCACTAGTTCTTGCTAAGTCTTGATATGTCAAGTCTTGTAGAACTGCCATGAATAGGACGCTAGTGTCCAATACAAATAATCTTCGGCTTCCACTTGTGGTTGAAAGGAATTTAGTAAAAATTACTGGGATTCCTTCAAATTCATAAGTT